ACAATACGATTTACTTCTGCTCTGAGATTTCTCATGACTAAGTCAATCGTTCTATTCATTTGTTATCACCTCCTTTGCAAGTTTACTTTCACTCATTTTATTAAAGATACGTCTTACGATAAAGCTACGGATTATACTGATTAGTGTGAACCAGATACCAATCGCTATATTTGTCTTTAGACTTATGTCTATGCCATATATAGGGAATATTATAATCTGACTCAATAGTGCAACTCCATAGCCTATCACTACGTTTGCAATACTTTCGATTAATGAAACAGTTTTAGTTTGTATCTGCATATTGTTACCTTTCAACATTAAATGTAAATCATTGTATCACACCTTTGAGATATTGTCAAGAAGGTGCTGATTTATCAGTTCGTAATTCATTAGCCAATTGACAAGTCAATGAATACTCTTTACTGCAGTATTCATCTGAGTCTGTTGTTCCGCTTACATCAGAACCTGCATCACAGACACAAGTATCTCCGCCGGGCTTTGGATAGAACTCACAAT